GAGCCACCAAGCGGGACAGCATCAATTCCGATTCTTCTGGCAAATCGGTATCCGGCGCCGGCATAGGAACACCCAGCTGCTCTTCCACTTTCTTGCGGTAAGCAAACGCCAAGTGTTCTGCAATGTGAGCTTGAATCTCGGCCATCATCTTCTGGGCTTGTGGGTTCTGACCAATCTGCGCCATCAACAATGGGTCCTGCATCATTGAAGTGTGAACAGCAATGTGTGCGTCGTGGTCTTGGTAGATGAACGCTTTGGTTGGTTCGCCATTCAAGAAGGCCATGTTCTCGCTCACTGGGTCGCGCGGCGTCATGTCGTCTTCTACTGGTACTAACTTGTCAGCATTCTTGATGCCCAGCACTTCAATCATCTGTCTATGTAGAACGGGCAAGTTGTAAATCTGGGGAGCTTGCTGCGCCAGCTGGATAACAGCCTGGTACTGCATGATCCGCTGAGCCATCGTGGAACTGTTAGGATCCGATACAGGAATCACATCCACCATATCGTAATCTTCACGCTTAGCCATGCGGTCGCCACTAGATGGGTCAAACTCATATTCACCTGGCGTGTTATCGCGAATGATTACACGTAGCAGTTTAAATTCCTGCTTCATTGAATAGTGAACGCGCGCTTGGACAGCAGACATGTTCTTGAGTTGACGTTCTAACAATGCTAAAGTGGTACCGACTGGGGCGTTGGCCGACATATCGGACACTTGCATATCCGCAATTGAGCCTAAACGTCTACCCTCTTGGGTGATTTTGTCGAGCAATGCAGACAAAACCTGGCTCGGTTCCTTGTACGGCAACGTCATAATGTTGTCGCGTACAGTGCCAGAAGGCACATCTACGTCTCTAAATTCGCCAGGATTAATGGGTGTATCGTCCCCTTTAATGCGCAAACCGCGGGATTTAAGACCTCCGGGTAAGTTAGAAAGCGTACCAGCGTCTACTAATTGGCGCAAAATGGACGTTCCAGCCCGTGCATAGCCGCCAATTAGGTGAATTAAACCCAAACCATACGCTCCAAAGCCGGGAACATACGTATATTGGACAAAATGCTGGCGCTTTAGACGGCGATCATCATCTTCTGACCAGTTTCTACGGATAGAAAGCACCTCTGTCGTGCCACGGTCAATCGTAATCACGTAAGGTAGAGCAATTCCGTCTTCATCTTCGTACCCTGGCAGGTCATAATCAATATGAACCTCCAAAATCTGGTACCGGTCGTCGTCAGTTAGGCTATATCCCTGGTCTTCGGCCTTCTTTTTCTCTACATCTGTATGAATACTGACGGGCTCACCCAGTTCTACGTCACGGTAGAAGCCAGAAACCTGTAATTTCTTAATATCATTCTTTGTTTTACGCATTACGTGGGTCACACGCTCTGCATTGATGACGCTAGAGGCGCCATAAGGAATAATAAAATCTTCAGCAGGGATAAAAATAGCTACTTGACGCTGATACGACGGGTCAAAATACACCTTTTTAAACGCAGCGCCAGCTAAACCCAATGAATAAAGCATTCTTTCATGCTCGGGTCTATATTCAGGCATCGCTTCCGTGAGCTGGAAGTTCATATCTTCCCGTACACGTTCAGCAGCGTCTTCTTTTAGCTTATCAATAGCTCCGATGATTTCCGTTTTAACTGGGCCTTGAGCTGGAAACGTTTCCAAAATAGTTTCGGACTGGAACCTTACGGCAGCTTCGGTCAGGATAGTAGAGAACACACCGCATGCACCATTCCACGGCTCGGTTCTTTCTTCGTATTTCATGCCCAGGACATCTAGTCCTTTGACATACATTTCTACCCACTCTTTTCTGGAATTAATATCCGCGTCCACCATCTCAATGATGTCGGTAGCTATCCCAGCTAACTTTCCCTTATCCATCACATCGGCCAGGTTCTCATCAAACGATTCGTCTGCTGGCTCTTCTAGCATGTCAATCACCATGCCGTCCATTCCAATCTTCAACCCTTCAGGATTTTCAATTTCAATTTCAATACCAACGCCCTCGTCTGGTACATCGAGCGCATCCAGCCCAAGAGGCGCTGGGTTGATGGATGGAAACATATTAGTAGCCATTATTTAATCCTTAATAGTAAACCGCTTTGCGGCGAAAGCTCTGCAGCTCTTCACGCTCATCAGAATCCAAACGTAAAAACCCACCCTGCCTGAATCTTATCAGCGCTTGGGTACTTGAGTCCACCAAATCATCATGCTCGCCATTGGGGAAAGACGCCATCTGCTCAATCACTTCACTGGCCCATCTTGTCTCAGGCGCCCATACTTTGCCCGATCTAAACAAATCAGTCACCGAATTCAAGCGCACAAATTTATCATTACCTCGACTAGGAGTGTATTCACTCACCAACAAACCCATAGACCGCAGCTCAAACACGAGCGGAGCCCCAGCGGCTTTAGCTTCAATGATACAAGCGTCCGGCTCCCACTCCCTGTAGCTGGCCATCGCTTTTTCTTTCAGTTCTGGGAATTCCATCCTCTTCTGAAACGCATCCAGCAAAATCACATTCACATCATTGGGGTCGTCGTTCATATGAAAAACACCCCAGGTCGTACAGGCCGAATAGTCCGAACGCTCATTCTTTGTAAAAGCGGTATCCCAGCTCTGAATAATAAATTCACACTTCGGCGGGTCTTCCGGGTTCCACATCTTCCACCACTCCCGTTTAACCAAAGCACCCTCTTCTCCAGTAGGAGCCTGTTGGTACTGAGCATTCCATTTAGACGGGGGTAGTTCTTCCCGTAATGCTTCTAATTCTTTGGCCGACCAGAACTCAGGCCAGAGCGGATTCCCACTGGGCATGATCGCGGGGAACTCTACAACTTCCCACTCACCCAATGAATCCCGCATCTGGGCATCTTTTAAAACTCGGCCGGTTAAGTCCCTCTCAGCCCAACGGGTCATCACAACCACAATAGCCCCACCCGGCTGTAAACGTTGCCGCGGTCCAGACGTATACCACTCATACGTTTTATCAAATACTCCGGGGTCCCCAGCAGCTAAAGCCGCTTCCTGTTCAGAATGCGGGTCGTCAATGATTAAAAGGTCTGCTCCTTTTCCGGTCACAGTACCTCCAACACCGATAGCGAAGTACTCCCCATTCTGATTAGTAGCCCACCGGCCTGCACTTTTGCTATCCTGTCTCAATGCCACGCCAGGGAATACACGGGCATACTGTTCACTGTCCACCAAGTTACGAACCTTCCGGCCAAAGTTAACCGCCAGGTCCGACGTATTAGATGTCTGGATAATTTTTTTATTCGGGTACCTACCCAAAAACCACGAAGGCAACAGGTAACTAGCAAACTCAGATTTAGTATGCCGCGGCGGCATATTGATAATCAATCTTTTAAGTGTCCCATTGGCTATAGCTTCAAACTTCTTCGCCATAACAGCGTGATGCCTTCCATGCACAAACCCAGGCCACATCATCTTCACATAATTCATAAACCCCGTCTGCGCTTTCTCCCTCTCCAAAGCCAAACGATAATCCTCCACGGCGTTATAAAACACCTCCCGCTCCTCTTCAGGAAGCGTCGCCATCAAAGCATCTAACTTATCACTCATTCTAAATTTTTGAAATTAATGTAAACAGGACGAATCGAGCGCCCGCTTTTCCGCAATTTTTTCAACACTCCCTTAGCAACCAATCTATCCACAATCTCTAACGTATTCCCCAATCCGCTTCTTCCCCGCTGATACGCTATATCCCTAACCGACGGACTGTACCCGTACCTCTTCCACCACTCATCAACAATCAAAAACACTTCCCTTTGCGCCGGCGTCATCTCAACCTCCATACATTGCTCATACGAAAAATCCTTTTTCCGCAACATCATCTTCGGGTTCCGAACTATCAGAGAACCAAAACGTTTCGGTTCTCGACGCGCTATTAGTTCTAAATTTGCGGAATTTTTTATCATAAAGTATTAATTTTCGATAGGGGGTGGGTTCGCCATATCGAGGGGGTGGGGTTCTGATTCTGGTAAATTTTGGGATTGTTTGTGTGGAATAGTATGTTCATCAGCCAGGGACTCCGCTTGACCGATCGGGCTGGTGGGGGATGGGTGGGGTCGCGCATCCGCCAATTCGTCGAGCAATGAGCTGGCCGCGGCGTCGATGACCTGGGCGTCGTCGGCCTGGGCGTTCATGAGTCGGCGCAGCTCGGCCATAACCCGCGCCTTGGCA